ACATCTCTTGTACTTGATATTGCTTTAATTATCTCACCATCTGTAAATGTTCCAACAACACTTTGTAATTCTAATTCTGTGACAGCAAACTGACCTTGTGTAAATGAAGTTGATGATACAACAACAGCAGTGGCATCTGATGATTGACCAGTAATAACTTGATTAACTACTTCATCGCCTGTAACATTAGCGGCAGCAGAAACTCTTAGTAAAACTTTTTGACCCCAGTTTCCATCTGAACTTCTCATTACAAATTCAGTAGGATAAACTATCTCTGGTGTCTCACCTAAGAAGGCTTTAAAAAATAATTCATGACCTTTTGATGTTCCTTTTGCACCATATAAGTCTTTGATATTTTTAATTAATTTTCTTTTAGATACTCCTGTTGCTAATGTCTCAGGAATCGCATTCATGAACTGGTCACGCATTTGGTCTAAGAAATCATAGATGGTGTTATCTACATTGGCATACTCTAAAAGTTGTTGTATGTTTTGAACTGGGTTTGCACGATACTCTGATATGACACCCTCAGCGCCAGATGTTCCACCAGTAAAAGTTTCACCTGTTATAAATTTTTGTTGAGAAGATATGTAAAGATATTTGTTACGACCATCCTCTACTAATACTGTTGCAGTTGCTTTAGATGTTGCACCTGTAATCGTTTCACCATTTACAAAATATCCTTTTGTTCCTGTTCCTGTTTCAGTAACAATTCTTTCGCCATCCTCTAATAAAATAAATTCTAAAGTATTAGTTTGTTGTCTTACATATTCTATCGCACCTGTATAAGTTATTCTTCCTGCTTCAAGATATTGATAATAGTGTTTTAAAAATTTTACAAACTTAGGATGGTCTGATTGTACAAAATCAGGTACTTGACCCTCAATCAGTGGTGATACTTTAGTTAATAATTTTGAATTGTTTTTTGCCATTCATCTAATATGCCGAACTTGTTGGTGTAGATGAAGGCGTTGTTACTGTTGTGGTTGTAGTTGTACCTGTAGATGTTACTGTATAACCTTTACCAGTTGTAGCTTGAGCGTCAACATTTCCACCAGTTGTTGTGTTAACTAAATCAATCTCTAGTATTTGATTTCTTACTGGTACTACATCATTTGATTTTGGAATTGCTGTTACACGAATCTGTGTTGAACTTTCACCATCTACATTTGATACGGCAGAAATAAATAATGATGTTGTACTGATTGTTCCATTTGTATAATCAATAGTTCCAGCAGCTGAATTTAAATATGTTCTAACTCCAGATGATAAAGAATATATTCTTAGATTACCAGAACCATCATCATCAAAAAAGTATTCTGTTGCTGTATCGTTATCTAATTGAAATCCTGTTGAAGCAATTACTCCACCAGCTTCTGCATTATGGCCTGAATGAGGATTAAAAAATGCGTTATTAAAATTAATATTATATGATGAAGAAGCATTTACTGGTGTAAAAAATTTACCCATAGTGACTGTGGTTGTGTTATTTAATATTGCTGTGTCTGTATCATCTATTAGTCTTAATAGTTTAGAATGTCTAAACGAACTATTAAACTCTTGCAAGTCACTTGAATTATAATTTGATATTGTAGTTGCGATTAAACTTGCCAACTCATCTTTGGTAGATGTGGTTGCAGTTGAATCATATTGAAATGAAACATTTAAAATTAAAAAGATTGTCTCTGGGTCTACAATAACTGGTGTCACTGAAGCAACTTTATATGGAGCAAAAGCTGTGACTAAATTACTTTTTTGTACAGTGGTTAAATTTTCACCTGTTGTTGATTTGATTGAAATGAATACTTTGCCGTATTCTGGATTTGATGATACGCCTGTACTTGTATCATAACTACCATCTTCACCACCCCATACAGAAACTGCTTGAGTGTTTGGAAATAATTTTTTAGTATAAGTTTTATAATCATCTATGGTGACAGCTCTACCTTGTGAGGCATAATCTAATGGAGCATTTAATTTTATTGATTCGACTGTTTCTGGATTAGAACCTCCTGTAGCATTTGCAACAGTTGTGACTGTGATTCCTGTGACACCATCAATACTTGAAGGCGAACTAAAAGATGAAGCGCCATTTGCAAGTGTTCTATTTGTAACAACATATTGTAATGTCACAATATTACCATCAGATAAACCTTTACTTACAACACCATCACCAAAGTAAACTTCAAACAATCCACTATCAGTTTCTTGTAAATAATAAACTGTGCTTGATGAAGATAGTTGAGTTATATCTGTTGCTTTTGTATAAGTTGTAGTTGTCGTATCAGAAGATGAGTTCTGTACTTTTACAGTTAGTGTTGAAGTATCAGCACGAGCGTCATTTAATAAAAATCTTTGGTCAACCTCAGATGAATCTACTGTGGCAGTAGATGTTATATATGTTCCCTCGTAAATTTTTACACTGTCAAAAGGAACAGCACTACCTGTATTACTTGAAGTCACATCAGCGATTGTAACAAACTGATAATCAACACCATCAATTGAAGTTGTAAATGCTGTACCTGCCGACATTGTTTTGGTATTAGCGTCTGTTGAAAGACTTACATTAATTGTTGCGACAGGAGCTCTAGATGATGTAACTTCATATCCTAATGATTTTGCATGAGACACTACACTTGAACGAAGTGAGGCACTGTCTAAAAACATTTCGTTTGCCAACATGTTCGCATTGAATCCTAGATAGTGAGTATTGTATGCAAGAGTGTCCAAAAGAATATTCATACCAGAGCCTTCAAAGTCATAGTCTTTAAATTCTGTTTGTGCTTTTAAAAATACTTTTAAATTTTCTTTTATATTATCAAAATCTAATTCTGTTACTCTTAGTCTTTTATCGTTTGTTGCCATTATCTTATTCTCTCTAATATAACTGATAAGTCAACTAGTTCTGTGGGTGCGTTAACTATGTAAAATTCTATTGATACATTATATATGTTTCTATCTAAATCTGGTAAAGCTCTAACATTTACTAAACGACATCTGGGTTCAAAATTTACTATGACATCCTCTATCTTTCTTGCTAAGATAGCAGCGATAACTGGTGTCATAGGTTCAAATAACATATCTCTAATTCCACCAGAAATTTCTGGATGAAAAGGTTTTTCAAAATCATTTAATTGTACAAGATTTCTTAGAGACCTTTTAACTGCTTGTACATCAGTTAATTTATTGACATCACTACCAACAGTTTTTTTTGTGAAGAATAAATCTAAGTCTGAATATTGCTGTGCGTTACGACTAATATTATTTTGTGACTGAGCGTCTTTGTATGCTGATTCCGACATTTGTAATCTCTAGTTAATTTATGATTATTTATAAGAGATTACCCAGTGGTTATGTTAAAATTTTTAATGGTTGCTAATGTCTCTGTGCCTTCTTTCTTAACTGCCTGAAAAATATCTTTAGCATTCTTTGCCACTGTACCATCACTAGATAATGAAAAATTATCTAAAGAACAAATATCAATATTTGCTACATCTGATATTAAGGAATCTATACCATCTATACTTCCACCAAATTGACTTTTAAGTTGTGCCGCTTTGGCAAGATATTGTTCTGACCCAGCTACAAGATTATTTAAACCTTTCAATTCTGCTTGAAAATTAATATTAGGAATATCTGGTAACTCTGGCAACATACCACCTATTTTATTTACAAGTGGTGTTGCTTGTGCAGAGATATTATCAATGATAGCAGAAGCCTCAGTGTCTATCGCACCATCTATTTGATTAAGTGCTTGAGTTTGCAAAGTATCAAACTGACCTAACGCTTCATCAAATGATGAACCTGCTCCACATAAATCTGGTACTTTTAATTTATTTTTAAATGACATGTTTATCTCCTATGCTGTTCTTCTCCACATATATGCTGTTATATATGGTTGTACAATGGTATGAGCATTACCAGAACCAACAGAACTAGAAGTTACAGAAGCACCATCACCCTCTCCAAAGTTTCTTGTAAATTCTACATTTGCTTGATTGTTTAAACCTGCCCCTGAATCTTGTGAGCCTAATTGGTGTGTATGTGCTGGTAATTCAGCTATTGTAAGTGTGTGTGTTTTTGAGCCACCTGTTTCTCGCACAGCGTCAAAATCAGTATCACTTGAATCAACACCTACTATTGTTCTACCAGTTCCAAATGCTGTCCATGTTCCAAAACCTAATAGTGTGCCAGGGTTTGTTGCAACACCAGCATTGATGTAAATAGAACCAACAGGATAAATTGTTTCTAACATGTGTGTTCGTAAACCTTTATCACCACCAGTTAGTTTTAAATTTAAATTATTTGAATCAGATACATCAACATCTATTTTATCGGTATCTGATGAATTGATTGTTATATCTGCCATTCTTATCTCCTATGCATTCGGCGCCGATGTAATGTTAGCGGCTAAACCTGCTGTATCAGTATGTGTATGAGTTGTAAGTGCAATAGTATTAGCAGTGACTTCTTGTGTGGTTGTAATTGTACTTCCACTACCAGAAAGATTAATCGTACTTCCACTACCAGCGAATATCATTGAACCTACTGCCTCTGATTTAATATTTAGTTTAGTCACAGATTTGACTGACATATCATCACCAGAAATCAATGCAAGTTTTTTGATTGCTGTAAGTCCAATATTTTCTGTTGCTATTGTTGTAAAAGATTTGCCCGATGTTAATGTCATACTGCCGACAGATGTAATGAAGTGGTCACCACCAACAGTGGTTCCAAAATTACCACCAATATTTAAATCAAAGTCTCTACTCTGTGCTTTGTCATCTGTGCCGATACTACCTTTGACTGCACCTGAAACATTATATGCATGATTACCTAGAACAACTTGTTCTAAGTTTCCAACACCACCAGCTCCAATCTTTACTTGTTCACTTCCATGAATCTTTCTCGTATACTTTCCACCAACCTCTAGTATGTAATCACCAGCAATAAAATCTCTCCTTGTTCCATAAGTGGTTAAATTTACATCTCCTTGAATTAAAACATTTGACCCACCTACAACACATTCAAAATTATTTCCAACGACCTTAACTGTTTTATCACCACTTGCAATTATTTCTTCGTATGTGCCAGACTTGTGTTGTCTTAATAATCTCTCACCACCAGATGTATCATCTATTTCAAATACATGTCCAGATTCAGATTCATAAACATGATTGAAAGGATATGCACCTGTTGATGTGCCAGTGGTTTCGACACCTCTTGGATTCGGTTCACTAAATGTAGGATTGGTTTCAGCGCCTGTATCAGTAGACACCGATGGTATGTTTGGTTTTGAAGCTGCAACGATATCTTTAAATACATTTGCTCTTCTGTCAATTAATAATTTATGTGTCTCACCATCCTCACCTCTCGCAAGTCTTGATACATCTGATTCACCTGTGGTGTGATTGGAATGTGAAATCGTGCCAGGATATTTTCCATTGGGGTCATTGAATCCTATACTTGAATCAGCACTTGTTTGTGGAACGCCTGGCAAAGTTCCCATAATGATAGGTTGTTGTTTCTCGTTAGCGTCACGAAAAAAACCAACGACCCATGTGCCTTCGGTAAGAAATGTAGGTGAGTTTCCCAGTCCTTGCATGGATGGGTCTGTGACTGGGTGCATGACATGTGCCCAAGGCAAGTCTGCCGATGGTATGTCATTTAAATCTTCTGTGTGATAACCTAGACATCGAACTTGAACTCGACCAAGTTTTGCTGGGTCATTACGATTTTCTACGACACCAGTAAACCATACGAAACCATCTAGGCCCATAAAATAATTTTCTTTCATAGTATATTATTTATACTATGTGTTGCGATAGTCTAGATAGATATTTCCAGCAAGAACAATTCTTTCCTCTGACATTCCATGTGCATGTGGTACTTCATGTAGTACATGGCCAGGGAAGATAACTATCTCATCTGGCTTAGGATGTACTCTTAATTTTGCTTCTGAAAAAGTAAGTGGTGGAGCATTGTTTGGCACTTTTATATAATAAACCCACGACCACAATGCAGGGCCATGGGTGTGGGGTTTGGTAAAATCACTTTCGTTATATATTGCACCCCAACAATCAAAAGTGAAAAATTTATTGAGTGTTCCTTTTTGGTCTTTACTTTGTAAACTCTGTATAATATCAATTGCAGAATCACAAACAGCAGAAACACATTTATAAGAATGATGTAAAAAATAATTAGTCATGTACGCTTGTACATTGGACTTTCTTTCTTCTTCGTATTTGTGAGAGCGAATGATGTCTGACATCTCTTGGTGAGTATGTTGTAAAGATAATGTACGGCGTATCACTCGCTCTCGTTTTACGAATGTGTGAAACTCATCCTCTGTTCGAAGATTATTCGCTAAATCTTTAAGAGACATTTAGATTCCTAAAAACTCATCGCCTGGTATTTCTTTACGAACTTCTTTTGCTTGCTTTTCTATGATTTGTAATTCTCTACGAATCGAATTTAAATCTTCGTTAATCGCTCTTACATCTTCAAGTAATCTATCAAAAACGAAATACAAATAGATACTTCCCAACCATACAGCAAGTACAGTAATAAATAATATCAAGTCAATCATAACTTATACCTCCGAATTCTTTCCGAAAAAACTTTCGAACTTTCGCTAACGCTATTTTTTTAATGATAAGTTTCCGATATCGGCATATCCGATAATATCGTTCTCTTATACCAATCGAAAAAGAATGGATTGTTTTGAAAGATGGTTGCCACATCTTCATGATGAATCTTACCCTGTTCTATTAGATAAGATATCGCCATCCATTTTTCTTCTCGGTCTTCTTTTGCATATTCAGAATAATCAAAAAGACCAAATTCATTTCCTGTGATTTTATTCTCCATTGATAACTTTACTCCCTGTATACAATAGAACAATACTAATCAGTAAGTGTTGAATCACCCCTGCCCAATCGACAGCGTTGTTCACCTCGATATGTCCTACAATACCAAATAACATCAGTATGCCAATAAAAAACATAATCACTCCTATGTGTTCTAGTTTCATCATACTATCATCTCCACGATTTTTAATGCGATATATGTGATTACTACAACTATAGGAATCATCAATATCAATTTTAAATACATCATATATGTCCTCCTACTACAGCAACTAATATGCCAAGTAAACATATTATAACAACCTTTTCTATTAATGTCAACCTATTATCCATATTATTATACCTCCTAATATTAAAATAACTAT